ATTTGAATAGTTGTTGATAATCATCGGGGTCTAATATTGTTGGACTGTATTGACCGTAATATCTATTTTGTAAATCAAATTCTTCAATACCAACTTCGTTGTTAATTGAAATAAGTTGTGTCACGTCACCATTTAAAATTTCTTTGTTTGTGTTAAATGGATATGTAGACGTATACCCCGTATTTGAAAAGAAATCTTTGTACCCGTAATCAGCATTTGTGTCAAGTCTATAATTGATGTATAAACCTAACATCTCTTTGAAATTTTGATATGAAGTCGGTCCAATATTTCTAACAACCGAACAATTAGGGTCAAGAGTTGGGTCGACACATATTTCTTTGATGAACTCATCTCTCGGACCTAAATCCATTATTGTTGTTGGGTGTCTTAAAGTACTAAATTGTGAACCCGATGATGTTTTTTGGAAAATGGAACCGTTCCATTTTGTAGACCTATAGTAAAATCTTTTAACAGGTTCGTTAGATGTTTTTTCTTTTACTTTATAGTAAAGTAAGTTTTCACAATAATTTGTTCCTCTGACATTCAAATCTAAATTTTCTTCATCATCCCATCTCACTCTCGCTTTAAATGGGAACATGTATAATGAACCGGCTAACCAATTGTCAAAAAACGAATAATTTGCAATACCCTCACAGAATACTTTATTAACCAATTTTCTTCTAGCATATTCCCTAATTAATTTGAATTGTACATTTCTATTGTCAGCGTGTGCTGCAGGTATTACCGTATAAACACCGAATCTAAATTCAGAGAATCCACTTCTAGTGTCGCATGGTGGATTACTACAAGGGTTTTTAGATAAATCATTTGCCGCAACTTGACCGACGGTCATTAGGTTTAAATTATTACAATTTGTGCCTGGATTTGCTATAACTTGACTACTATTATTATAATCGGCGGTAACACCCGATGCACAATATGTTATCGGTACTATACCACTATCATCATATATCGTGTTTTGAGACAAGCATCCCTCAGGTAACGAGGTACTATCAAACGAGTTTACAGATGAACCTGTTGTAGGGTAATAGTTATCATATATTTCATACGTAAAACCTGTCCAAACATAATCTTTTGGTATCGAAGCGTCCCTCCAACTTAAATTAGTACCGGTATCCAAACCCAAATATCCTGTAGTTGAACCTGATGTGTATGTATTAATATTTAATTCAAATGTTGTTCCTGTAGTTAGAGTACCTAATGTTGTAATGTCTGAAGTTTGGGCATATGGATTAGCGATATAATATAATAGTTTTACATAATAGGTTCGACCTGTAGCACTACCTGATAAATAATTATTATAAATGGTTGTTAATGATTGACCATAAGTGTATCCCGTGTAATCGTATTGGGTCAAACCTGAAGATGGTGTTTCACTTAAAATATATTCATCGGTACCATTCAGTGGGTCCGCAATATAAACGTCAGTAACTGTACTATCACAAGTACCCACAACTGATGGTGTACCATCACCACCCGAATAAGATAATGAACCATCTCTCGCACATATACCATTTGTTGGGGAACCACTAAACGGTATTGAAACACTTTGTGGTATATTAGTTGTACAATCAATCCAATTATATGTAGTTGTACCTGTTGTTGGTACATTTAGATTATATGTTGTACAGTTTACTAAAAATGTCAATTTGTCTCTAACAGCTCTACCTGAACCAACTTTTTGATAAATTAAAGATGGGTCACTTTCAGTTGTTGGGTTTTCATTGAAAACCTGTATTTCATCACATGATTCACATTCGGGATATACAACTGTACTTAAATGGACCGTACCCAATGCTTGTAGAGGTTCAATAACCGCACCATCAAAAAACCCAAATGGTCTCCAATTTATAATTGTAGCACCTAATGCTCGTATGTAAATACGAAACTCCCACAGGAATTGAAAGGGTATAATTATGATTTGTATTGCACCAACGAAAGCGGTATAAATTACTCTTTCGAAAGCATTAATTATAATTGCCAATAAAATGGCAAAACTAAACTTTCTCCACGCGTAATTAATTGGTGGTGTAACTACACTTGATTCGCAATCCTCTTCGGCTTTTGGTGCAATATCTTTAATACCTAAGAAATTATCTTTTCCACCTTTAAAGTGACCACTTCTATAAGAAGTCACCGAATATACCTTATTGTATGAGAATCTATAGAAATAATCTTCAGGGAAATAACTTCCATAAGTTTGGTTAAAAATAACCGAAGAACTTGTTGCTGAAGTTGGATAGTCATCCCAATCTAATGAGAAGGCGTATGAACCGTCAACATCAGAATTGTATTCTCGTATATTTGGGAGTAAATAACTAGCAACATATCTAACTCTACCTAAAGTTTGGTTTTTACCTGATATTCTAAATCGATAACACGCGGAAGTTGGGATTCCTTTGTTTGGGTCGTTTGTGATTTCGTTTTCACCAAATTCGTTTGTGAATATAAAATCCATATTCATAGGTAATGGAACCACGAATGAACCATCTTCCTCTATGTCTTCTTGAATTTCATATCTTTCTAATATAGGTCTACCCTTTGTATCTTTATTTGGTGTGAATCTTATTATTTCAATTGTTGCATCAAATGTTGTTAAATCACATTTTCGACCCATTTCACCCTGAGGTCTACAATTTTTATTGAGTGTATTTTTACCTTTGTCTGAATAAATCGAACCTAATAGATATGCTTTAGGTTCAACCTTAACACCCTTACTTGATAAATCAAAGTCGGTTCTGGTTAATCCAATCTCACATAAATCTTCGTTACCCCAAAAAGGATAAACCTCTACTGTTTGATTGAATGAAACAATTTGAGGTAAAGTATCTAAATCGTTTGATGATTTATAAGAATATGTGTTTTTAAATTTGTCTACACCAAGTCCTTGTCTAATAAAATCATCAGGTCTTAATGAAAAGCAACCAATATCTGATAAATCAACATCAACATGTATTGTTTGTATACCAACAGGTACACCCCAAATCATGAAGTCACCAGCATCGTTTGTTTTAACGGTGTACTTGTAATATTTTTCATACACTTCAAGTACCTCTTCTCTCGTTAAGATATCTTTTTGGTCAGGAAATGTACCGGTTGGTTCATGTCCTCCGTGTTGTTTTCTACTCGGTAATAAATTATAACGGTAACCATTCTCATTCCTATCGTCAACTGTTGTAAACGGATAAAGAGCCGATATTACAGGGTCGTTAGAGTCCTCTTCGGATATTGGAATAAAAATCGAGACTCTGGCGTTTGGTACACCAAAACCGTTATTTACAAAAATTCGACCGCAGACAACACCGTAATCCGCACACATTGACGAATACGCTTCGGTTTGTGTAAACTTAAGAGATAAAATCTCCAATAAATCGAAGTCGTTTTTAAGTTCGACTACGACTTTTTGGTCTTTACCTATATTTGTGGAAATTCTATGTTTCTGCATTCTTCTATATAAATAGAAAATTATGGATTTCCAGAAAAATAAATAAAAATTAAATTAGAATGTAGTCGTTCCTAAGGTTTTTACTCTAACTTTTATATCTTTCTGTGGAAATCTTATTTGATATATTTGGTTAGATTTCATGTATATGGTCATATCTGATTGTGAAATTTCTTTTGTGTTAGCATCAACATAAGCTTGAGCAACTTCAGAAGATGAATATTCACCACCGATATTATTGAAAACCCTAATATCAACAGCGTTTACAACACCATTTACTTCACCTATTGTTTTGTATAAATCACCAACGAATAATGGGTCTCCCATTTTTCTTTTTTCTATTGAAAAATAACTCACAGTATCTTCAATAATTGTTTTAACAATTTCTGTTTGGTTTCCGTTTTTATCAATTACAACGTCAATTTCTAATGTGAAATCGACAACTTCACCACTCTCAACGTCCAAGAAGTCGTTGACCATTCTATATTCGGCCAAATATGTAAGTATATTATTTTTTAATGTGTTGGAAACAGTATCAATTAAATTACCATTTTCATCATAAGACAGTAATTTAATTTTAATCTTATTGTCTTCTTCCATCACATTAACTTTAGCCGGAGCACCATAAGTAGATGGCATTGTTTCAATTAAAGACTTATAGTCATTAAGTGTAACCGCTCTGTTTTGTGCTGAGAAGTTGTATGCAATCATGTTTCTAACTTCTTCAATACTTGGTTGGTCAGCGCCACCCACTGCGGGAGTTACGTTGGTAACGGTTAAAGAATTCTGTACTTGTGTATTTGTATTTGAATTTGGTCCACCTACAACAAATTCTACGTTATCAACACTCGTAATAACATCAATACCAATGTTACTATCTTTTCCACCACCTATTCTATATTTTATGAATAAAGTAGTGTTTGATTTTGGTAATGCCCCAAGTGATAGATTGTTAAGGTAAGTACCAAGACTTACTCTTAAACTACCTTGATTGTAGTTATCTAAATTATCCAAAGGATTCACATTACCAGAACCAAATGTCACCGAAAAATAATTTTCAGGTGTATATTCTGTGATAAATTTATTTGTTACAGGTACATAGGTTCCTGATATGAAATTATCACTATCTGAAGCTGATGTCGGGTCAGGAATAAAAACTTTATCTTGTATTAAAGTTTTTACTTCATACCATTTGTTTTCTGAACTTAAAAATTCAGAATTAGTAGGGTTATTTACGAAGTTTGTACCTTCTTTGTGGATGACACCACTAACACCTAAAATATTTTGTTCGGGTAAATAAATTTTTAAAAACGGTTTTTGGTCTACTTCTGTTATAACTTTTCTAAAGATTCTTGTGACCCCGTTAACAACCGCCTCTCTCTTTACAATCGAATATGAAATTAATCTATTATTACCATCAAAATTAGGGATTTTTAATCTGTTAGGTTCCCCTCTTTTATTGAATGGATTTGAGAAGTCAATGTCCTCTATGGTTTCAAAAACTTGTCCCCCACCGGAAACTTGTGCCCCCGATTTAATTGTACCTAAATAACGTTCATCTTCCTTATCCCCTCTAACAGGTACTTGTATTGTAAAATCACATAAAGCAACTGATGGTCGGTTTCCTGGTATTCTCATACCATATGTCTTAGCGATGTGATATAAGGATTGTCTTTGTTGTGCAAAATCCAACATGGTTTCTTGCCAAACCCTATCAATATGAAAGTGTAAGTTATCTGTTACAGCTGCGTTTAAATCCAATAATACAGAATATATAGACGCGTCATTTGTATTTTTAATTAAATCAGGATAATATTCCCTTGTAAGATTGACTAATTCCTGTCTTAAACTAGCAAAGTCTCTTACGGCATATGATATTTTTTTAGCCATGTTATATGTTAATAATTATAAAATCCGACGAAACAAAAGGTTCGTTATTTATGTCATAGTCAATCCTAACTTTAGCGGTGTATGGTTTTGTAGAATAATCCGAAACTCTAAATAATCTTGAATCTTCATCTTCTTGAGGACTTGTTGGTTCCTCGGGGTCTTGGTCTGCAGCGGTTACTCTAATTGATTTAATTTCCAAATTGGGTATGTAAGTTTTTACTGAAGTTCTAATCTCATCCTCAATCTGTCCCCACGTAACCGCATCGTTTGGTTCAAAAATAAATTCATATAATCTAGTACCAAAATCAGGCAAATAATATCTTGAACCTTTTCTTGTTAATAATAAATGAATTAGGTTCGCACGAA